CTGGCCGCCCAGCGCCCCCCGCGAATATCCGGGGAGCTTCTGGCGCACCTGCCCCAGGATGTACTTGATGTGGATGGGGCCGTGTTTCGCCAGCGTACCCATTATCAATGGGTGGCTGGCTTTCGCACTGAAGTGCGTAGTGTACTTCCTCTTTTTCTTCATAGCACGTGTGACCTCAAGGGGTAGCAACTCCCCCAGTTTCTGTGTGAGTGGTTTTACGGGTTGAACAACAGTGCCTGCTACCACCCGAGCAGCATTGTTGATTTCTTGTGTTTCGGACATCGCTAGCTCCTATGGAAAGGGTGTGGGGGCTGACATTCACCCGCGCCCCCACGCTTACAGGTAGGCTAACCGGACCCCTTTGGGAGTGGACGCAGTGGGTCGGGGTCCGCATGGGAATGTCTCCATGGTTGCTTGCCCACTGGTATTCTGTCATTCGCTATTTGCGTCGTACAGCACGTAGTTTTTGCCCAGATAATCCTTTGCTCTTTGCAGCTTCAGCTTCTCCTGCTCGTTTAGCGAACTGGGCGGCGGCGAAACGGAGCGCCACGGTTGAGGTGGGGAGTTTAGCAAGCTCCATGTATTTGTCCAAAAAGTGCTGAGCTTTTTCCAAATCCTGAATTCCACCCTTTTCCCTCCAACGCATGGTGTATTTGATGATTTGGGCCTGGAAGTAGTCCAAATCATGTTGATCCACAAAGTCCCAGTGCTCAACAGCACTGCCCTTGTAGTGGTCACCGCCTACTTGTTTGAGGTTAGCATTCATAGCCGTACCCATATTGTAGGCCCCTACTTACGGCGAGCCCACCACTCCTTAGTCGCCAACTGCCAGTCTGGAGCTTCAATTTGTTCAATGTATCCATCTCTCTTCTCCTTGTCTAAGTAAGCTTTTCGCATGGGGCGGGCTACGTTATTGAGCCAGTAGTTTTCGTACGCCCCGTCGCTGTGTAAGAACTCTGCGCACTGGGTCAGGAATTCTTCGTAAGACTCCCCTTTCTGCATCAACGGCATGGGCCCCACGCCTATAGTAGTGTAGTAGTCTACAGGGGCCCGAGTATTCATGATCTCTTTGTACCTTGGGAGGTCGGTGTAGACATGCGCGTTGTTGCTGAAGACTCGGTACTCACCAAGAGGCAGCCCCGCACCATGAGCTACCAACTCATGAAGATATGTCATATGGACCACGTTGGCCCCCAGCATCCCCCAGAGTATATCGTTGCTCCGGTTACACACCGTCATGTGGAGGGCGCCCTCGGAGAAACGAAAATAGATGTGGGTATTGCAGGGTACGTCGGCGTGAAATTCTAAATCGCTAGATGGGTCCCACATCCCCAGCACTGCCCGGCGAGTTGTCGGATCCCTCTTAAGTAGTTCAATGACCTCCACTATCTGATCAACAGCCAGCATTGAACCAAAATGGTCACGCCATCGGTACCCATAGGCTCCATGCACCACATGAGTACCCGTATCGGCGTACTGACGATACTTACTGTTAAATTTTTCAATCCATCTAACATCTTTACTCCCCGCCATCATCCAGACGAATTCCATTACGTGGAAGAATGGATTGGCATCTCGGATGGGATCGAACAACACCCGCTCCTGCGGGTTCAGGATCGTGAGATAGAATGGGTCTTGTATGGTCAATACCCTGCCATTGCGACTGTCTTCCTCCTTACCAATCATGTGCATCGCCATGAGGGCCTCGGTATAGACATTGGGGACGTTGATTTCGCGTACACTTGTGATCATAGTTTCTTGGTCCACAGGTAAGTTTCAATGAATGCACGGTAATGAATTAAGCTTCGGGCTGAACCCCACTTTTTCTTACTGGCCATGATATGCCTGCGGTATGCGCGACGTACGTGCAGTTTATCGGGGTGTGGATGAGCCGTCATATAGCCTCTTGGACCGACCGGTCCCTGTTTTTATCCTCATGTACTTGTCAAACTCACACAGGCAGTTCTGGAGGTCCTGCATGCACACATAATCAACATCGTGTTGGACTAGATCTTTCGCTATCTGCGTGATGGCTGCCTCAAACTTTGCTGGGCTAACCCCCGTTGACTCTCCGTACATATACCACGATGCCCCCCGTAAAGAGCCCGGCCCCGGAACACTGAATGTGTACTTGTCTTCAGCTCTGAAGAGAGGGTGGTCAAGAGTATTTTTGAGATCTGCAACAATCTGCCCCGCTAGAAAAGAACCAATACCTTCAATGCGTAGGAGCGCATTAGCGGCCCCTGCGCACGTTGCCGGGTGCCCTAGTAAGGGGGCGCGGCACATGGGCAATAGGCTCGGAAGGGCTTCGTACACCCCCGTGAGCACCCGTTCGCACAGGTACTTTGCCTTGGGCATTTTTATGCCGTGAGTCGTGATTACGTAGGCGCCACCCCAGACCTTGGTGCCCTGATCACTCATGAAGTTAAGAAGATCTTCGAGATTCCGGGGGTTATGTGTCTGTATATAGCCCACGAAGCTGAGGGTCGGGGGCCAGTTGATGAATCTGGAAAATACGATGTTATACTCAAAAAGTGGGTCCCCAACCCAACGCGAGTAATAGTCCCGTATCCATCGCGTAACTTTATCGTCCTCACGGTGGACGTTTGTGAAATAAGTTGTTTGAAAGATTGGATCATCACTCCACGGCTTGGGCAGCCCCTCTTGCTTCTTTATCCGGATGCGCTCCCTTTCCCTTATCCAGTAAGGCAGCAAACTCCGCACCTGCTCTATGGAGAGCTTTCCATTGGGCTCTGTAGTCATATCTTACACCCTCTGAATCCTGTAGCCACTGTGTTTTGACCCTTCGCTCAACACCCTTGACAAAGGGACCAAATCGGTCCACAAGATAGTTGACTGCATCCCTCTGCATAGCCGCCGTGCGATATATGCTGCAACCTCCCGGGGCCTGACAGGGGCCATGATCTTGGAAGAATGTTGTGAGCAATACGTTACCATCACCACGGGCAAGAAGGGTGAGATTGAGTACCACGTCCGCCAGAATCGGAAACTGATCAACGCGAACCTTGCCGATAAGCGCGCGATTAATGCCTTGAATGCAGATAATCCGACCATTTTCCACAAACGGCTCCGGCGCATCCTGGCCCATCTGTCTAGGGTGTACACCCACGAGGGGGTAGTCATCGAGAAGTTTCTCCATCTGTTCAAACATGGGGCTGAGTTCTTCTGGATCGCGGATGGTGATCAGCTTGCCGTCCGCGTTTTTCTTTGAGAATACGAGGTCGTCATCAAGAATCACTGCTTTGTCATTTTCATCATGCCGATAGGCAAAGTCGCCAAATTCCATACCTTGCATGATCCACTGGAATTTGCGGCTGTAGTTGTCAATGTACGGCGGGGCCAGGATAGATTGATGGTCGTGCTTTTCAGACTCCGGGCACACCAGCCATGTCTTTTCCTTCCACGCCTTGGGCAACTGCGCCAGCGTGGTCTGCTTGCCCACGCGCCCTCGTGTCATTATGTAGAGGTTCATTGATTCATCTCAATCAATGCTCGACGTATCAGCCGCCACACCCCTTCTTGACGTATGTGGTTCTTAATCTGTACCGTCTTTTCTTTTCCGAGGACACCTTCCATACGTGCCATGTAATTCCCTATTTCTTGGTCTCCTGTGCCATCGTTGACGATATTCATTGTACCGATGATCTTTTTACCTTCTTCATCGCCAAACGGTATCAGCTCAACAGTTACTCGGATCATTTTTCCACCTTATCGTCTGGCATCTTGCCCCGGTAGGCGCAATATGCGAACTTAATTTTCCTATCCCCCCAACCATTACTCTCGTCATTTCTCTTCAGTGCTTCTTTCGTGTCTATGCACGCCTGCCGTGTGTTGAAGTCTACTTGAAGGCCCCCAGCCTCGCCCGCCAAAATCAGAATTAGCACCCAATCACTCATATCTTTTTCCTCGCCAATAGATGGCGGCTGCGCTGCGGTGTTTGGTGATCCACGAATTAGTCCAGAGCCAGTGCTTGTGACGCTCAAACCAACTACTGCCTCTCCTTACGATCATACTTCCTCCAGTCGATTTCGAAGAAAGTTAGACCCCCTTTCGGGGGTCTAAGCTCCGGCTTACGAAGCGGCTGTCAGCTTGACCGCCCCAGCCTGTGCGAAAAATCGCAGCCAGCCACGCGCACTCTCTTCTTCGTTCTTGTGTGCGTCCAGAAATGCCTTGACCG